GAAGAAGTAAAACTGCAAGTGGCAGAAAAAGACAAATATTTGACGTAGGTCACGTATATTCAGTAACCGAAAAGGGAAGAGCAGGACTTGCAGCTGGATTAGCAGAAGACCAATTAACAGGAGAAGATGGGCAAGAACTAACTGCTGCTGATTTTCAAAGTGAAGACCAATACAAACAGTTAAAATCTTTTCAATCAAAATTAGGACTTGCCTCAGAAGAAGTACTAAAAGTAGATACTCAAGGAGGTTTAAGATTAAAAAATAGAATCTTTTTACAAGTAGAATCAGATACAGGAAACAGAAAAAAATCAGCATCAGATAGACAAGCTGGTAAAGAAGTAAAAGAAATAATACGAGATATATTAAGCGATAGATTTACAGGAAGTAACTCTCAAGCTATGGAAATAGCCAACCAAAAAGGCTCAGATAGCCCTATGGATATGATAGGTACTATGATTGTTAATACTCCTACTAAAAGAAAAATGTACGGTAAGGGTAAAGCTAAAAATAATACTAAATACAAAAAAGCTCCAAAAAGTGTAAATAAAACAAATAAGGCATCAAAAACAACAGAAGTGCCAACACAAAGAGCAGTAGTATATGCAGCTGGAATAACACCAGACATAGCTAGACAACTACCTAAAGGTCCAGGTAGACCCTCTACCGAAAAGGGTAAAGGAGACGCAGATTTTGCAATAGCCGCAGCAGGCTTATTGTCAGTCAAACGAGCAATTAATAAAAGACTTCCAGAAGAAGTCAGAAGAAACATGGGAAGACCAGCATTAAGATACCAAACAGGTAGATTTGCAAGGTCAACAATGATAGAAAGCATTACCCCAGCAGCAAGAACATTACTAGTAAGGTATACATATAGATTAAATCCATATGAAACTTTTGAAAATTCAGGTAGAAAACAATGGCCGAGTGGCTATAATCCTAAACCTTTAATTTCAAAAAGTATAAGAAACTTAGCACTAAGTATGTTTAAGCTTGAAGCACTAACTACTAGGAGAGTATAATGGCGGAGTATAGAACAGGTAGAAGTAAAGTAGTAGATGCTCTCGTAGAAAAATTAAAAGGAATTGATGGGCAATACCCTTACAATTCAAACATATTTAAAAACTGTCATGGAGGCATGGTATTTTTAGATGAAATCCAAGAGTTCCCGAAATTATGTGTGGTAGCTGGAGATGAAACTAGAGAATATCAACCAGGCGGCTTTAAATGGAGATTCCTGAATTTAGACGTAAGAGTTTATGTCGAAAACCAAGAAGACCCACAAGAAGTCTTAGCTTTATTAATGGAAGACATTGAAAGAGTGGTAGACGACAACGATATGTTGGTATATGACGATACTGTCAGTCCAGCATTAACAACAACTTCCTTAACTGTAAGTTCAATGTCAACAGATGAAGGTGTATTAAAACCCTTAGGAATTGGCGAAATGACTTTACAGTGTAGGTATTAAAAAAGAAATTACAAACGCTGATAAACATCTAGCGAAGTACTTTCAAAGTATAAAATAGGAGAAAGCAATGGCTTTAAATCTATCCAGAAATACCAAGGTTTTCGTGAGTCAGGTCAATGGGTGTAACCCAGCTGACGGCGTAAAAGGCGGTATTAAAAACGGAAAAATCACTGCAGGCGGTTCAGGATATAATGTCGGAGATATTATAACTTGCGATACTACTAGTGGTACTGGTGAAGACGCTAAGTTTATAGTAAAAGCTGTAAACTCAGGAGCAGTCACTAAAGTAGCTATGCCAAACAACTGTAAAGGTAAAAAGTTTATAGTTGGTGAAACAGCTGCTCAAGCTACTGATGCAGTAGTAACTGGTGCTGACCATAGTGTTACCGCAAGTGGTGAAGGTTTTATCTTCACTGTTCAAGCAGTAACAGCTGGAACAACAGCAGATGGCGGAAGAATTGGAACAGGCTTGTTCAAAGGAAACGAAACTGATGCAAACACATTCAGACTTGGTGTATTAGATGGATACAGCTTCTCACAGGGAAGTGACTCAACTGACGTAACCATATCAGAAGCGGGTGCTACACCAAACAGGGGTTCAAAAAGATTCAATGACTCTTTACCACCTGCAGAATGGTCATTCGGTACTTATGTACGACCATTCCAGCATGGAGCAGCAAGTTACAGAGCAAATGGAACATTTGACTGTGTTGAAAACATTATGTGGGCAGCACTATCTGGAACAGGACTACCAAATGCAACTGAAAATACAACAGGTTCAGGAGTATTCGTAAGTACTGCTACTGAAAAAGGTTCATTATGTAACTTTACAGAATCAGATGTTCACGAACTTATGAAACTAAGCATCTATTTCGCATTAGAAAACACAACATACAGGTTAAATCAAGCACAGATTAACCAAGCAGAAATTGACTTTTCAATTGATGGTATAGCACAGATTACATGGTCTGGTAATGCTACTACTATTGACCAGGTGTCAGAAGTTTCTGAAGACCCTTCATTAGCTGTAGAATTTACTACTAGTGACCAGGGTGCAGATTCAGCTGCTATTTTAAGTGCTGTAACATTAAATGCAAACTCAACTGCATTAGCTGATAGAACTGATAACTGTGAAGAGTTTAACTATGTAGATACTACAGGTCCTAGTGACGCTGATTATCTAAGAAACAAACTTTCAAGTTTATTCTTGAACACAGCATCACAAGGTGGCGGTAAAGACTCTCAAGGTCTTGACGCTAAAAATTATGCAATTAACATTACTGGCGGAAGTTTAACAATCGCTAATAACGTTACTTACGTAACACCAGAAACTATCGGTGTTGTTGATAAACCAATTGGTTCATTTACAGGAGCAAGGGTTGTTAACGGAAGTTTAACAATGTACCTTGACAATAAAAGCAATGGCTCTAACGACCTATTATCTGACTTAGCAGCAGCGACTGACCTTGTGTCAAACGCGTTTGATATGAGACTATACATGGGTGTAGCTTTCAATACAACAGCTGTTGGAGCATCAGAAGTACCAGGTAGTTTTGGAACTCATGATTTTGGTACTGATGGTACCAACGCCCCAGTTATTAATGCTGGAGTAGAGTTTGCAATGCCTAGAGCTCATTTAACTGTGCCTACAATTGAAGTTGGAGACTTAATCTCTGCTTCCGTAGAATTCGCAGCGAACGGTTCTTCATTACTAGAAGGTGATGAATTATCCGTTAAATATCTTGGCGTAACTTCACATACTCAGGCTGGTTATAAATCTACCGGTTCTCAGGCTGAAGCAGTATTAGCTTAAGATAACATGTCACATAGTTTCCTCAAGGAGAGTAAGCTATATATAGTTTACGGCGGTAACAAGTATAGAATATATACTACTACCGCCTTAGACTTTTCTCAAACATTTGCGCAAGAATCGTACCCAGTAAAGACTTTGCACGACCAAACAAAAATGTTAGAGGGAGCAACTATAACTTCTGCCAACGCAGTAGATTTTAGTTTCACAGTCCCCTTCACAAAAGAAAAGGACGAAAGTCCAATTATCGAACTTTTACAGAGCTTAGATAATAATGAACAGTTAACTGGTTTTGATATGTATATTGAAACTGGTAGCTCAGTCTTTAAAGTAGATGGTGCAGTAATTACATCAGGAGATTTTAGCATTAGCCCAAATTCTCAATTTGCAGTATCAGTACAGGGACAAGGAACTAAATTAGAAAGAGTTGGTAATGAAAGTTATACCATACCTGGGAATCTTCAATCTGAATCTTCCTCAAGAACTCCTCTTTTAGTTTATCCAGTAATTAGTATTGACAGTTTAAGTATGAATAGTATCATATCAGTAAATGTTAATATACAAAATAATATTACTTGGACAAACTACAAAACCTTGCAAAAGTCCTTAAATGTTACTAATAGTAGTAATGTAATGCGACCATCTGATTACGTGGTAGAAAAAAGAATTGTTTCGGGAACAATTAATCAATACCAAACAGATAACAATATAACACAATTTGATAATTTTAGTACTAATAGTAATATTACTCTAAAAGCAGTAGAAGTAGGAAAAGCCGCAAATGCAACTCCTTTTTTCCAGATACAGTTAAACCCTGCATCTTACACTGCGAGAATGCAAGTAGCTGATGTATACCAACAAAGCTATGATTTCTCTTCTTTAGATAATACAGCTTTAGGAACTAGAATTACACAATATTCATAGGAGAATATAAAACATGGAACTTAAAAGCCTACTGGTCGACAGTAAGACCACTTGGGTAGAATTTCCTGGACTCGACGGATTTGAAGTCGAACTAGCAAACCTATCCCGAAAAGAACTCGTTGCATTACGAAAAAAATGCACATCACAAAAATTTAATAGAAAAACAAGAGGATTTGAAGAGTCTCTAGATGATGACAAATTTGTAAAAGAATTTACAAACTCAACTGTAAAAGGTTGGAAAGGTCTTCAACTAGGATATTTAGAAGATTTAGTACTTGTAGATTTAAAAGGTCAAGACGCCACTATTCCACTAGAGTATACAGAAGAAAACGCTCTTTTGCTAGTTGAAAATTCAAGTGAGTTTGACAACTGGCTCAACGAGGTAGTCTTTGATTTAGATAACTTTCGTACAGCAGAGCAAGGAAAAAATAAAGGAAAAACTAACCCTACTCCTGAGGCATGATGAAATAGGCATGACCAAAGACCAGTACTTACGTATGGTCGAACAAACAGGCGAAGAAATAGATTGGGATAGATGTCCCCCAGAGTGGGACGATTTTCCTACTAGTGTTGAAACTGCAATGAACATTTTCAATAGCCTAGGAGACCATATATACCCTGAAGTAGGGTATGTAGGAAAAAACTTTACTAACCTTGAAATTTTATATAAATTTTATAAAGTTGAAGAAACAAACCAACAAGATTGGATATTTGAGCTACTACTTCACTTAGAAAGTGACACTATAGCAAAGTCTCAGAAAAGAATAAAAGCTGAGTATGATAAAATTAAGAAGAAATAAATATGGCAGAAGGAACAGTAGTATTTGAGATTATAGCCTCCGCAAAAGGAGTTAAGGTTGTCCAGAAACAAACGGACGCACTTGCAAAATCCTCAGACAAAGCTAGTAAAAGCACTGATAAACTCAGTAAATCAAGAGATACTTATCATCGTAAGGAAAAAGGTGCTGCCCAAATTTCTTCAAATCAAACCAAAAACTTTTCCAAGATGCAACAAGGCATCGACGGAGGAGGCGGCTCAGGCGGTCTTGTTCGAGCTTACGCACTCTTAGCTGCTAACGTATTTGCACTTACAGCAGCTTTTGGAGTACTATCACGTTCAGCTCAGATAGATACTTTAAACCAATCAATGGAAATA